GTTTGCGTGAAGGTGGTAAGTTGGCTTCCTGGTTGGAGGGAAACCCCCACTGGATAGCTTTCGATAAAACTGCCTTCGATGCGAAGTGTTCGACCTACGAACATATAATGGTCAGCAGATTTTTCTATGACTTATCGATCAAGTGTGGATACACTCAAGAAGACGCCGACATGGTGTTTCGCTTGTGTATGTCCTCAATTTACCCCACAAGGTCGATTAAGACGGATTTATTTATGTTGACGTGTTCGATGCCGACTGGTTTCTGGATGACGATTCATTTTAATTGCGTGCGTAGTAGTTTGCAATCTCGATATGCTTGGTGCGACTTGCGCCGAGCTACCGGATTGAAGCCTAATTTTCGATCGCACGTGAGACAGATGTGTTTAGGCGATGATTTGGTTGCAACAGTGGACGATTATGCTCCGTGGTACAACCAAATTGACATCGCAAAAAGTTTGTTGAGCATTGGCGCTATTGCGACCTCTGCGGACAAAGGCAAGAGTTTGACGGCTTATGATCATCGGCAGTTCGTGTTATTCCTGAAAAGGAGAATCACGTCTGTCGAAGGATTAGTCTGTTGGGCAATTGAAGAGAAAACCCTTATCAAAATGTTGTGTATGCGACGAAGTTCAAAGACTTTGAACGTTCGAGAAGCGCATGCTATCATATTGATGAACATCTTAGCTGAGTGCTGGATGTATGGGCGGGAGAAATTTGATGCGTACCACGATCTTGTTCTTCGCTTAGGCTTAGAACATGAATTGTACGTATGCGTGAATTGGCAACCGCACGAATTCGACACGTACGTCGACAAGTACCGTAAAGGTGAACTAATCACTTGGGAGCCTAATCGCTCTGAAGAATTGGAAACGACCGTTTTAATTTAAAAACATCAAGATGAGTACGACTAATGATGCTACTGCGACATCCACTGCGATGTCAGCGTCAACGACTGAACCACCTACCATGCCTGGTAGCTCTGGTTTTGCAACCTTAATCAGCGAAACTTCTACCAACGTTGAAGCTCGCAGTGGTGAGGGTGCTGCTATTGGAGTACTAGACTCCACAAATCTAGATTCTATCCTAAC